GGTATAATCGGAATACTAAACACACCCACAACATCAGTAGCAACAGGAGTATGGGCTCTTGAAGATCAATTCAACGCACGTGTTTCAAATATTTGGCCAAGCACTCCTTATTCAGTAGATTTTTTAGTAGTGGCTGGTGGTGGTGGTGGAGCAGGATCTTATGGTGGTGGAGGTGGAGGGGCTGGTGGTTATAGAGAATCAACGCAAGCAGTTTCAATTGGTACAGTAATTACAGTAACAGTAGGTGATGGTGGTGCTGGTTCTATAAATGTATTAGCAACCTCTGGTTCAAATAGTTCAATTTCAGGTTCAGGATTAAGTACAATAACTTCAGCAGGTGGTGGTGGTGGTGCACCAGGAAATGCTTTTCCATCTAATGGTTCTAATGGAGGTTCTGCAGGAGGTGGAGGCGGTTCTTATTATATTGGAGTTAATACTGGTGGTACAGGAAACACACCAAGCGTATCTCCAAGTCAAGGAAATAATGGTGGTCAAGGTTCGGCAAACACTCCAACAGATGAAAGAGGTGGAGGTGGTGGTGGTGGTGCAGGTGGTGTAGGTGCAAATGCTAGTTCTAGTGGTGGTACTAATGCAAATGGTGGAAATGGTGGTGCAGGAACAGCTTCTTCAATAACTGGTTCTTCAGTTACAAGAGCAGGTGGTGGAGGTGGAGGTGGTCGTGATTCAGGAACTCCAGGAACTGCTACTGGTGGTGGTGGAGCTGGTGTTAATAGTGGAACTGGAAATGCTGGTACTGCAAATACTGCAGGAGGTGGAGGGGGAACTGGAGATTCTGGTGCCGTTTTGGGGGGGGCAGGTGGAAAAGGTGTTGTTATATTAAGTATGCCTGACGCAAATTATACAGGAACAACAACAGGATCTCCAACTGTTGCTACAGGAGTTTCAGGAAAAACAGTTTTAACATTTAATGGTTCAGGAACTTACACAGGATAAATTATGGCATCATTCGCAAAATTAAATAATAATATAATTGAAAGAGTTGAATCTGTAGTTAATGAGGTAATCAGAGATTCAAATGGAGTAGAGCAAGAACAATTAGGGATACAATTTTTAAAATCATTATATGGACAAGATACTAATTGGAAACAGACTTCTTATAATACAAACGGTGGAGTACATTTATTAGGTGGAATTCCTTTTAGAAAAAATCATGCAGGAATAGGTTATACTTATGATTTACAAAGAGATGCTTTCATAGCACCTAAACCTTATAATAGTTGGGTATTAAATGAAACTACATGTAATTGGGATGCACCCATTACTCGTCCAATAGATGACAATATGTATAAATGGAACGAAGAAATTTTAAATTGGGAGTTAATAAATGGCTAAACGTAATGGTGGTATAATTGGTAAAGTAAATACTCCAACAACTTCTACAGCAAAAGGAGTTTGGAGATTACAGGATCAATTCAATGCTAGAAAAAATAATATCTGGCCATCAATTCCTTATTCAATAGATTTTTTAGTAATAGCAGGTGGTGCGGCAGGAGGTGCAGCAGATCACGGTGGAGGAGGTGGAGCAGGTGGATTTAGAACTTCAACACAACCAGTTGGATTAGGAACAGTAATTACAGTAACAGTGGGTGATGGTGGTGCTGGAACATCTACAAGAGGTGCAAGTGGTTCGGATTCATCAATATCAGGTTCAGGTTTAACAACTATAACTTCTGCTGGTGGAGGTGGAGGTGGTTCACAAAGAGGTAGTTTACCTGTTGGGGCAAATGGTGGTTCTGGTGGTGGTTCATATGACCCAAGTTCAGCTGGCACTGGTAACACACCAAGTACATCACCATCTCAAGGAAGTAATGGTGGTCTTGGTTATCAAGGTGGAAATCCTGGTTATGGTTCTGGAGGTGGAGGTGGTGCTAGTGCAGTAGGTTTAGCTGGAACTGCATCAGGTGGTGGTAACGGTGGTGATGGTACAGCTTCTTCAATTACAGGTCCTTCAGTGACTTATGCTGGTGGAGGTGGAGGTGCTATTTTTAATACTACTCCTGCAGGAAGTGGTGGATCAGGTGGTGGTGGGAATGGTTCAAATGGACAAGGTTTTGCAGGAACAGCAAATACTGGAGGTGGCGGTGGTGGCTCTGAAAGATCAGTCGCTGGACCAAATGTGTATAGTGGTGGTGCAGGTGGAAAAGGAGTTGTTATATTAAGTGTACCAACTGTTAACTATTCATCTACTACAACAGGTTCACCTACAGTTACAACGTCAGGTGCTAATACAATAATGCAATTTAACGGTTCAGGGAGTTACACAGCATAATGGCATCATTCGCAAAATTAAATTCAGAAAATATAGTTGAAAGAGTTGAATCTGTTGTTAATGAAGTATTAAAAGATTCAAATGGAGTAGAACAAGAAAATATTGGTATAGAATTTTTAAAAACATTATATAATGAACCAAATGCTGTTTGGAAACAAAGTTCATATAACACAGTTAGAGGAATACATTTATTAGGTGGAACTCCTTTTAGAAAAAATCATGCAGGAATTGGTTTTACTTATGATCAAACTAGAGATGCTTTTATTGAAAAAAAACCTTTTAATTCTTGGATATTAAATGAAACTACTTGTCAGTGGGAAGCACCTGTTGCTTATCCAAATGATGGACAATTCTATAAATGGAATGAAGAAATTTTAAATTGGATTTTACAAACACCTTAAAATAGTCTATTAAGAGTTAGAATGATAGAATCAACTATTAATAGTATATTTCCAACGCCTATTTATATGTCTAAATTAGATAGGAAATTAACACCATTAGAATTAAAGTTTGTAGATAAAAATAAAAAAGATTTTTATAAGAACGATGGAAATATTACATCTAATAACAATTATATTTTAAATGAAAAACCTTTTGCCAATATTAAAAAAGAATTAGATTTAATAGTAAAAGATTATTTTGAAAAAGTAATATCTTCAACAGATTCAACTACACCTTATATTACTCAGTCTTGGTTAAACTATACTGAAACAAATCAATTTCACCATAAACACGCACACCCCAATTCTTTAGTATCAGGAGTTTTTTATATTAATTGTCATGAAGAATTAGATAAAATTAAATTTTTTAATGATAGTTATAAAACTATAAAACCTGAAATTAAAACTTGGAATCTATATAACTCTGAATCTTGGTGGTTTACTGTTAAAACTGGAGATATTATTATGTTTCCATCTTCTTTAACACATATGGTTGAAAACAAAGAAGGAACTAATACTAGAATAAGTTTAGCTTTTAATGTTTTTATAAAAGGTACAGTTGGTAATAATAAAAATTTAACTGAACTTATTTTATGATTATAGATATTTTTAAAACATCTATTTATAAAACATCATTAGAAAATAAAGAATATATAAATTACTTTATTAATTTATTAAATAATCAAAGAAAATTAAGTGATAAAAACATAGTAAGTAATATCGGTGGTTTTCAAAGTAAATCATTAAATATTATTGATGAAAACATAAAAAAAAATTTATTTATTAAACCTGCGTTAGAATATATAAAACAATTTAATAAAGATTATAAAATAGAATTATCTAGTTTTTGGATAAATAGTAATAATAAAAATGATTATAATTTGTTACATAATCATGATGATTCAAATATATCAGGTGTCTATTATATTAAAGCACCAGAAAATTCAGGAAGAATAGTTTTTCAAAATGGTGATCTAACAAAAATGAATAGCAACAATCAATATTGTTTTGATGATGCTAATTTTTACTCAAGATATTTTGTTCCAGTTAAACAATATGATTTAATTTTATTTTCATCAGAAACATTTCATTATGTTGAACCTAATAGATCAAATGAAGAAAGAATAAGCGTAGCATTTAATTTAATATTAAAATAATTGAATATAGAGAAAAAGTTTTCTATTCATTTAAATAATATACTCTGGCCTACAGAGACACAAAAAAATACAGAACAATGGAATGTTTCAGGAGTTTTAAAGAAAAACTCTAATCAAGAATTTAAATTTGATGTAAGACCTATGTTTCAAATGCCTAATAATCAATTAGGTAAAAAAGGAACAACTTCTAGTAAAGCTGATAAAATAGTATTTGAGACTGACAAAGAATGGGTTATTATAGATGTTCCAGAACTTCATGAATATGTTAGAAAACAATCTGTAAAGATTGTTCAATTTGAAGATTTGCTTGTTAAATTAGAATGGAATATATACATAGCTAAATAATAGCTATATACTTTCAATCAAGTAGGGAAATAAACCACCTTTCCA